AGCTATTGATTGACCACTTGGAAGCCGTGAAGGATGCCAAGGAAGCGCTGATGGAATCTGTGCGGGATTTTATGCTCAAAGACGCTGATCCCGAATACGTACACGCTATCTTTAGCGAAGGCATGGATGGCATCAAGAAGCTACTAATGTCTAATGACAAGTTCTCCAAGGTACTCGAGAACTACGGCGTTGTACCGCCCACAAAGGTAAGCCTGCGCACTGGTAAGTTAGCGTGGGCATTTGCCAAGACTGACGAAGAATTTAAATCTTTAGAGGAGCATCCTGATGAACGAGTACAAATGCTTGTCGCAGCCCGCCTTGGAAACAAGACGACAATTGAGGAGACTCGCACTGAGCGCTTTATTGGTATGTCTAGCCGAGGCAAGTTTCCTGTACCTCTACGTTACTACGGGGCACACTCTGGTCGTTGGTCTGGTCAAGACTCTGTAAACCTGCAAAACTTACCATCACGCGGTACTAACGCAGGCAAGATCAAGAAGGCTATCAAAGCACCCAAGGGTTACGTTGTGATTGACTGCGACTCAGCGCAGATCGAGGCACGCACCTTGGCTTGGCTTGCGGGTCAGCACGACTTGGTGCAGGCGTTTGAGGATAAGAAGGATGTGTACCGCCTTATGGCTAGTCAGATTTACCAGATACCGCCCGAGCAGGTGACGACTGGCCCCGCCAGTCAGCGTCAAGTGGGTAAGACTGTGGTGCTTGGTGCAGGCTATGGCGTTGGACCAAACAAGTTACAGATATTCTTAAAGACACAGGCAGGGGTCGAGGTAACGCTTGACGAGGCAAAACGCATCATCCACGCATACAGGACAACGTACTACAAGATACCCGAGTTGTGGCACAAAGCCGACGAAGCGCTTATAGCGTTGCGTACAGGCAACGGTTTCCAAGTAGATGAGCAGGGCTTGATTAGAGCCGTACCGAAGAGCGGGTTAACCCTACCTAGTGGGCTACATATCCAGTACCCCGGCTTGGGTGAGGTGTTGGATGAGAAGACCGGCAAGACTCAGCTACGCTATTTCTCTAAGGGCGTACCTGTATATATTTACGGTGGTAAAGTGATAGAAAATGTATGTCAAGCCGTAGCAAGGCAGGTCGTTGCCGAGCAAATGCTACGTGCATCTAAACGATACAAGGTCGTTTTAACTGTTCATGACGCTGTGGCAATTATTGCCAAAGAATCGGAGAAGCTTGAAGCACAAGCGTACTTAGAAGAGTGTATGTCGTGGCAACCCAAATGGGCGTCTGGGCTACCACTTGCTTGCGAATCTGGAATAGGGGCTAGCTATGGAGATTGTTGATAAACGGCAAGCGCGACTTGCGTATTTGAAAGCGTATCGTACGACCCACGCCGAACGAATTGCCGAGCAAAAGAAAGCATGGTTTGAGGCTAACAAAGCGCATTGCCAAGAACGAAACAAAAATAATTATCAAGCCAATAAAGCTAAATATACAGAGTTAAACAAACTGTGGATTCAAGCCAACCCCGACAAAACTGCCGAATATGCTAGGGCATTTAAACTTCGGCACCCCGAACGGGTCACTTTGGAACGGCAAGCATATAAGAAAAACAATAAAGGAGTTGTGAATGCCAACACGCGTAAACGACAAGCTGCAAAGATACAGCGAACCCCAAATTGGCTAACTGAAGACGACTTGTGGCTCATGCAACAAGCGTACGAATTGGCTGCATTAAGGACAACGATGTTTGGATTTCCTTGGCACGTAGATCACATACTTCCTCTACAGGGTAAATACGTATCGGGGCTGCATGTACCTAATAACGTACAAGTTATTTCCGGCGTAGAAAACACTCGCAAAAACAACACTTGGAACCCCGCGTGATTACCAATACCAAACGGCGGGGCTTCCTATGGGGACTGTTGATTGGTACACTAGGGCTTGCAAAAACAAACCCAGTTCTTTCCATGACGCTATCCCATTCCTACTCAGGCATCAAAGACTACGAAGGTTGTCCACGCAGATACCACGAAGTCAAGATACTAAAAAAGTTTAAATCTAAAGACACTGAAGCAACCATGTACGGCACTGCCGTACACAAAGCATTTGAAGATTACATCCGTGATAAAACACCACTTCCAGCGAGTTATGCGCATTACAAACCATTCGTGGAACCCCTCGCTAACTTCCAAGGCGACGTACGATGCGAAGAGAAGCTCGGCATCCGAGCAGACTTTACCCCCTGTGGGTTCTTTGACAAAGATGTATGGTTCCGAGGCATACCAGACTATCTTGCAATCAACCACGACAAAGGAATTGCAAGGGTAGCCGACTATAAGACTGGCAAGTCAAGCCGGTATGCAGACAGCGCTCAATTAGAACTAATGGCAGCTATGGTGATGATTCACCATCCCAACGTAAATACCGTCAAAGGGGCACTGTTGTTTGTTGTAGTTGGCGATGTGATTAAGTCTGAGTACACTCGTAAACAATTGCCTGAAATCCTGTCTAAATGGGCTGGCAGGGCTAGTGCAATCGAAGCAGCGGTAGTGCATGGGGTATGGAACCCTAAAAGCTCTGCCCTGTGCAAGTTCTGCCCAGTTACTACATGTGAGAACCACAATGGCAACTAAACGCAATTATGCTGCTGAGTATAAAAACTATCAGGGCACACCAAAACAACTTGCTGCTCAGTCCGAACGGCACAAAGCTAGACGGGCATACGAGAAAGAGCATGGCACTCTGCCTGACACTGTAGACGTAGACCACAAAAAGGCTATGTCCAAGGGCGGTACGTCTAAGTTAAGCAACCTCCGTGCCTCACCGCAATCGGAAAACACGAGCTTTGCCCGTACTAAAACTGGTGCGCTGAAGTCACAAATTTCTAAGCGAGAGCGTAAAAAATAATGTAATATGAACCCACTTAGCGGTTGCCACTTCTAAGTTGTTTCATTTGGTTCCTTTCTCCTCCCAGTAATGGGTTGCCCAGTAGCAGTGCTACTGGGCTATTTTTGTCACCTCTATTCAATTTATTATGCAAATCATTGACAACAAAGCCTTGGTGTTCAATACACGCAAAGCAAATCAAATCACTTCAATTATTCCTAAAAGCAAGGTGCTTGAGAACAACGGAGACGTTGATCAAGTCATTGTTAACTGGGGCTTTGACGAAGTGCAACTGCTACGCAATCTAGGTATACGAGATGTGCCTAGCCCTATTCTTGGGCGCTACCAGTGGCCCGGAATGTTTACGCCGTTCGATCATCAGCGTACTACTGCAGAATTCCTCACACTCCATCCACGTTGCTTTGTGTTTAACGAAGCAGGCACAGGCAAGACCAGTGCAGCAGCTTGGGCTGCGGATTATTTAATGCAACAGGGCAGGGTCAAGCGTGTGCTTGTTGTGTGCCCAGTGTCCATCATGGACACCGCATGGCGATCTGATTTATTCAAGACAGTCATGCACCGCACAGTGGCTATTGCGCAAGGCTCACGTACACAAAGGCAGAAGGTTATTACGGGAGATTACGAATTTGTAATCATCAACTTTGATGGTGTAAAGGTAGTTAACAAAGAGTTGGAAGCCGGTGGGTTTGACCTCATTATTGTGGACGAGGCTAACGCAGTTAAGAGCGTGACTACCGATAGGTGGAAGTGCCTTGCAACCTTGATTAAACCTACTACACGCCTGTGGATGATGACAGGTACGCCTGCCTCGCAATCACCGCTAGATGCCTATGGTCTGGCTAAGCTTGTGGCACCTGATGCCGTGCCTAGATTCTTTGGTGCGTTCCGAGACAAGGTGATGCTTAAGCTTACGCAGTACAAGTGGGTACCGAGGCAAGACGCACAACAGATCGTTCACCAAGTATTGCAACCCGCCATTAGATACACAAAGCTTGAGTGCTTGGACTTGCCTGACTTGTTGTACTCGACTCGTGAAGTTCCGTTGACGGCTCAGCAGACCAAGTACTATGACGCGCTCAAAAAACAAATGATGACTATCGCAGCAGGATCGGAAATTACAGCGGTCAATGCAGCAGCCATGCTTAACAAACTTTTGCAGGTTGCACAAGGGGCGGTATATACCGACGACGGTGGCGTTGTTGAGTTTGACGTAGCCAATCGCATGAGTGAGTTGCTAAACGTGATCGAGCAAACCGACCACAAGATATTAGTGTTTATCCCATATCGACACACGTTACAAATGGTTGAGAATGCTCTGCTCAAAGAAGGATACACAGTGCAGACGATTCATGGCGGTGTTGCGTCAACACGACGAGCAGACATCATTAAAGAATTCCAAACAGAAGATGACCCACGCATACTACTGTTAGTACCGCAAGCGACTGCACACGGCATCACGCTGACTCGTGCCGACCAAGTTGTCTGGTGGGGTCCAGTAGCGTCTACAGAAATCTATTTGCAAGCTAACTCACGAGCGCACCGAGCAGGGCAGACAAACAAAGTTACAGTCACCCACTTGCAAGGCAGTCCGGTCGAGCGACGCATGTACACCATGTTGCAAAATAAAATAGATTTACATCAAAGTTTAGTAGATTTATACAAACAAGAGCTTGACACTGAAATTTGACAGTGTATAATTTCTAAAAAACGGGGGGAAAGCCGTCAAAAGTTTAAAAGCTTGCGGACGAGCGGTTAGTACCCCCACCCAATGTTCAACGCAAATCAAAGGAATCCTATGGATGCAAATCAGTTAGTCAGTGTGTATATCAAAATACGTGACGCCAAAGAAATTAAAAAGAAACAGATGGAAGCTGAGATAGCTGACCTTGATGTTCAGCTTGATGCCGTTGAGCATGAGCTTCTAGAAATCTGCAAAGCTACCGGTCAAGACGGTGGTAAGACACAACATGGTTCGTTCACACGAGCCGTCAAAACACGCTACTGGACCAGTGACTGGGACAGTATGTACAAATTCATCCGTGAGCATGATGCCCCTGACCTTCTCGAACGTCGTATTGCGCAAGGTAACTTTGCACAGTTCGTCAAAGAGAATCCAGACAGCATGCCTGCAGGTGTGAATATCGAGTCCAAGTACTCGATCACGGTTCGCCGTTCATCCAAGTAACTTCCCAATAGGAAATCAAAATGAGTAACATGACACTTTTCAAATCCGGTTCCGTTATCCCTGACTATTTACGTGAGGCTTCTGACGCTACTACCCGTGACATCGCAGGTAGCTCTGGCGGTAAGCAAATCTCAATCAAGGGCGGTGTGTGGCGTATGGTCGTAGGCGGTGAAGAAGTCGCTAAGAACGAAGAACGCGCCATGAACTTCGTGGTGATTGCATCTGGC